GAGGGAGAGTCACATCCGGGTCGGTGTGGTTGTGACCTCGAAGCACCACGTTTGAGTTAGGGTGCTCGTGAGAGGCCACCTTAAGCGAACTCTCAAGCGCGCTGATTCGATCGTTCAGCTCACCGATATACCGCTGTGCCCACTTGGAGAGCTTGGTTACATCGCCGTAAGGCTCAATCATTCAATTAGCCCTTTCCGTTAGTAACCGGGGGTTGCCCGGTATCCCAGCCGCCGATTTCGGTACCTGGACAAGTAACAGTCAGCGACACATGGGGTGGTTTAGTAGCGGGTGCCTGGCTATTTGAGTTGATCAGCAGGACCCCCAGGACCATCACCCAAATACCGAAAACTACTGAAAGACCTACAAGGTACTTAGTCACGGTGCCGTCCTTCCATAGTCAATAAAGCTTGTGTAAACTGTAGGGACGGTATCCGCGAGCATGTCTTCGATTGCCTGGGCGTAAGCCCTGATATGCTTCTGGGCTTCCGGGTCGCTTCGCAGGCTGATGAAATTCAGCAAGGCCCGGCCGTTAACGGTCCAGATGAATTCCTTGTAAAGCGACAGAGGCAGTACCAGCCGGGCGTCTTCCTTAGTCTCGCCATGGTCGAGCAGCCACAGGTAGGTCTGATAACACAGATCGAAATGGAGCCGGTAGACCTCCGCGTGCATGCTGTCAGGCACAAAGAAATCACCTCGCATCAACGACCACCGGCCGGATTCCTCGTTGTAGCTTGCGATCCTGTGCCGCTCCCACTGGTGAACTACGTGCAGTGGTGCGCGTACCCGGAACTGAAAGACAACCGCCTCGAATGGTGAGCCGTGATGCAGCCTCATCATCCTGTTAATGAGATGCTTATCCCGCTCGGACAATGCCTCTGAGCGGTTGGCAAAGGATACTCGGGCTGCGTTAACGACAGATAGGTCCGTGCCCATCATGTCGGTAAGCTCAATCTTGCTGTACTCATCGCCAAGAGGATTGGCGTACATAATCGCATCGCTCAATTGGACTCCAGAATCTCTCGGATTCGAGGGGGCTCATAGTCAGGACCCTTAACCAGCTTGGCCAGGTCCGGGTTATTGGTCTTGGTCATGTTGGAACGGTGGATCTCAGCAAATACCTTGTCGAACGGAATGCCGTAGACAACCGCCGTGCCGACCGCTACGTAAACCAGGTCCGCTAGCCCGTCCGCAATCTCTACGATGTCGCCGCGCCCAACTCCCCGGACGTACTCCAGTACCTCTTCCATCAGCAAATCCATACGAAAATGCTGGACTTCTTTAGGGATGTCTGCGGTAGGCTTGTCTGGTGCCAGCCTGCCATGGGCTTCCATCTTGTTATGGAATTCTCTTAGCATTTCCTCTGCTGTCACTTGACACCTGCGCATTCCGCGCCGCAACCGGCGTAGCCGCTGGCGTCAACCCACGAATCCCGCTTAGCAGGAGTCCAGGCCAGCCGGGAAATCTTAAGCAGCATCATGAAGATAGCTACGTGATGGCTCTGCAAGGGTTGACCGTTCACCTGGAAACCGAATGCCGACGCCATGCCCGCAGTCCTGTCAAAGTCCTGGGTGGGTGGACCGTAAGCGTTATTCCTGTCTCCAGTAATGAGCTGCTTAGCCTCATCCAGGACACTCGCACGGACGGAGTGGCTGAAATTCGGTGTAGTTACCTGTACGAAATCCCAGTCAGTAGCCCGGCCCATGTCCGTCATGGAGTGGTTCCGCAGTCGAGCCTCGATAAATCGCTTGCCCGCCCAGACACCAAGCTGAGCCTCACGATAAGCACCCTCGGAAACCTGCCAGTGCCCGCCGAACTCATCCGTACCGCAAATCTGGACAATAACATCGGCTTCGAGAACCTGAGTCAGATCGAGATTCATATAGGTAGTAGTAGGAAGACCCTGCTCCCCGTCGAAGTTATGAGTCGGGTTGAGGATCGTAAGATCATCGCTGACGCTGGTGTTGTCGATGAAATGCTCGCGAAATGCTCGTTCTACCTCGATGAAGGCTTCACGGTTGTACTCGGGCCTACCGCGCATCTGACCGGAAATGTAAACGGTGGTCACTGGCCACCCTCCCTGAACTGCTGCTCACGAATCTTTACAACGTCGCTGAGAAGCCTCATAACGACGGGTTCGATCATGGCTCGGGTGGGCAGTACGTCATGCACTGGAAGGCTCCCAGCGACCGGCTCATGGCCAAGCAGACGGTGCCTGATGCTTACTGTGATCTGCCACGTAGGGGCAAAGCCCACAATGGCCTTTTCACCCGTCTCAGGATTTGCGATCACCTGGGGAGCGATGACCCCGCCGCCGCCGACCACGCAACCCACTTCGCTCTTATCGATACCCTGAGCCTGGCAAGCCTTGGCGAGGGAATCCTTTACGTCGTTCTCAATCCGTTTGATAAGGTCAATCAACCTGCGTACCTCACTTGTACTTTTGCTTCTGAAAGAATTTCGTAGCTAACTTTAAAGTCTTCGCCCCACCGCTTCATGAATTCAACGGCGTAGCTTTCCGGGGTCCGGGTAACTATCGCAGAAATGCCCGCCTGGATTACACCCCTCGCGCAATCAATGCAAGGAAACCACGGGACGTAGAGAACAGCGCCCGTGAGGCGCGTTCCTGTTCGCGCAGCATTGTAAATAGCGTTTCGCTCGGCGTGCTCAGTCCATTGATACTTGCGTGGTCTTTGATGCCGCTCGGGAACGTAGTCATCGACTCCGCGAGGGAAGCCGTTATAGCCAAGGGCGAGTACCTGATTGGCGTCTCCGACAATTACACAACCCACTTTCGTACTTCGGTCTTTGCTCCACGAACCAACGTGGTCTGCAAGTTCTAGCCAGCGGTAGTCCCAGTCAAGCCGAGGCATTATCCTCCGCAATGCGTTTCTCGACATCTTCTGTCCGGACACCGACGATTACCTTTTCATCAAACTGATGCGAACCAGCTCGGCCGCCATAACCTTCCTTCATCACAGTTTCACCAGGTTCCAATTTTCGTAAGAGATATGGCCATTAGGCCAGATAAGTGCTAGCGGTTTCCCTTGCTCTCGGGCGTAATCGGTTGTGTACCGCGTCCCGCCGTAATCAAGCTCTACGGGCTTCCATTGCACGGACACGATAACTTCGGCTTCGTCAACCATGTCTCGGTCCCGCGCGTGGTATCCCTTTTCCGGCAGGATCGTGGTATGTTCCGGGTCGATCAGAACACAGTCCAGCAACCCGCAGAATGCGCGGTACTTCTCGTTGGTCGGCGGGTGCAACGTAATGTGAGCGCCGAAGGCGTGACCCAGGTAATAGAGCTGTTCGTCTACGCCAATTGAATCGCCGTCGTGAAGTTCCTTGATGCCGTACCGGGACCATAGCCAGCCAACAGAGGCAATCTGATACGGCGTACCGCCGTGCCGGGTGCCTGTAGCCGCCCAGATCATAGAGGATTCTCCACGGACAAGATATGCACGGGGAAGGTCATCCAGATATCAGCCAGATGATCTAGTGCCTCACGTGCTTCGTCAAAGATTCGGGCTGGCTGGAAACCTTCCATTATCCGATGTCCATCGCTGCCGTAGACTTGATACTTAATAGCCCCGGTCGTTGGCCATTCACGAACATGATCCTTATCGGGTCCGCGAGCCACTGTATGGAACTTGATTATGCCGTCAGCCAACTCAACGCCGTAGATGTGGAACATAACCTTGTCAAAGGTAATGGCTCCGTAAGTCACTGGCCGCCCTTCTGCACGTAACCCATTACAAACTCTTCGGCGTTCTCTTCTAGCACGTTATCGATCTCGTCTAGGATGTCGTCAACGTCGAATTCCTTGGGCTCGGGTACCTCGACCTCTTCAACCTCTTCGGCGTCCTTTGCTGTGTTCTTATGCTTCTGTTCGCTCACGAAATCTCCCGTAATCAATTAGTTTCTTGTTTCCGTACAGCTCCCACACGCCCTCGCCCAGCTCGGGCGCAACCACGATGTCAGCGCCGTAAAGCGGATTAAGTGGCATAGGGCTGTACTGACTCATAGCGAGGCCCGATCGCTGAATGGCGTAGTAGACGCTAGGATGGCAATACAACTCGTAGCGAGGAACTGGCGGGAACGATCGGAGTGCTTCTGCTATCTCATCTATGATGCTCACGCCGGTACCTCGCGTTGGATTCTCCGCATTCTTTGCACTCGTCCCACTTATCGCCCGCCTCGTCTACATAAAGCTCGTCCTGGGTAAACCGGTTGAAACAAATGCAGCACATAACTCTTCCGTCCGGGCATACCGGACCCCAATGCTGCTTACCGCAGCACAACCGGGTGGGTGGGCTATCCACCGCGTACCTCCGTATCAACCCAGTCATAATCTCGGGCCAAACTAGAACTGATATTGTCTTCAACAAATAGCAGGGCACCAGCTTCCGATTCGGCCTCAACATAGAAAGCCATCTCAACGCGGTATGTTCTCAATCAACTATCTCCTCAGTCCGCCAATGCCGATAACCACTGACGCCCAGGAATACGGAGACACAGCTAATAGCCAGGAATCCGTATTGCCGAGTCAAGATGTCATAGGCTGTATTAGGAATCTGGGCGGCTAGATACCACACCCACGCCTTACGCATCTTGCGGGTCATCATCCAAGTCACGCTAAGATTTAGCATCGCCAGCACAATAGATCCGACGATGTAAATCATTAATCGAATACCTCGATTGTCACAAGGCCATCGTGCCATGCGACTTCCCAGAAGAATCCGGTAACCCCGTGCTGCTCAAGCCACCGCCTGAATGCGCCCTGGCATCGCCAGGTCTGGTAAGGAACCTGAATCCACAGTGGCATTTAGACGGCTCCGATCGCAGATCGGGCCTCATGTGTTATTCTCTGAATAATCACTTACCTAGTCTCCTGTACGATCTTGGTGCCTGCTACGCGGCGAGAAGACTTGAGCCAGGTTCCGCAGCTATTGCAGCGGTAACGCTGGTACTTGCCAGTCTTAGTAAGTGCGAACCCTTCCTTAGTCAGATTCACATTCCCACAAGCCGGGCACACGTCCTTTCCCTCAGCCGCTCCGACGCTCGGAAGCGTAGAAATCCAGGGCTTAAGTACGTCGAATAGTTCCTCGTTGAGTACAACATCCTGAACGTTGTACTCCCGCATCTTTTCCCAGGCTTCGGGGTCGCCCGCCAGGCAGCGCTTCCAGAGACTAATACCGCTGTGCTTCACCTTGCGGCCAAGTCCGAGTTCTGCCGCAACTTGATCAAGGCGCTTGTAAGCAAAGTCGAAATTCTTCTTTACAACTGTGTAAAGGTCGATGTGCTTGAAAGGTGACGGAGGATCGTAACCCTGTACCAGCAGTTCCTTATTGATCTTCGTCTCATCGAAACGGTTACCGTTGAAATGAACAAGAGCATCCGCCTCGTTCAGTAGGTTCCAGAATTCGCTGAGCATGTTAGGTCGGCCGTTGTGATATTCGGAGAAGAACATAGGCTCGGTTCCCTCGCCAATCCACTTAGCCGCAAAGCACAGAATCCGGCTACGCTCAACAACCATATCTGGGGCGATATACATGTTGTTGCCCCACAAGTTGTACGTATAGACCAGGTGCGGGCTATTTTCAATATCTATACTCAGGAGCTTCATACTAGGCCCTTTTCTCGCCTACGCCGCCTGAAAGCACCAAATACCATGTCGGTAAATACACTGTCGGCCATAAGCTCATCAATCTCCAGGAACAAAACTAGGATGTCTTCATAGCTGTTATTCGTCGCAATGGCCTCGGCCAAGTCGATCTTCACAGCGTTTCCATCCACTCAGTTGCATAAGCCTCTCGCATCAATAGCTCAGCTCCGGGCTCCTGAAAACTCTCAGCAATCTTCTCGGCTTCCGCCATTGTCGGAAACTCAAAGACCTTCTCGCTATTGGGCGGCTTAACTCCAAACTGATAACCGAGGCTTACGCCGGGCTGACCGTTAATTGTTACTGCCACTCTTCATCATCCTCGTCATCTTCCTTAAACTGCTTAGTCAATTCGGCCGCTCGGCCCTGCACCAGCATTGAGCTAACATCTTCTTCATCAGGCATGTTGATTACCCGTGCCTTGAGCTTCAACGTCTCGGTAATGGCGTCGGCAAGGTCTTGTCCGGCCTGGTCGCCATCTCGGAGAATGAACACCCGCTCGAAGTCCTTGAACAACGGAGCCCACATGCGCTGGTGAGCCGTCCACTGGGTAGCGCCAGGTATGCCCACGGTGGGCAGCCCGAGGCCCTCAGTTGCCGCCAGAGCGTCTATCTCGCCCTCGGCTATGCCGATCTCCAGGTGGGTGCCAAACAGCGCCTCCGGGTTATACAGCCGCGTAGGCTGGCCCTTGGCTTGTCCATACTTGGCCCCGCCGTCATCCTTGAGGTTTCGGAACCTCATGGCCTTGACACCACGTCGGGTGAGGTAGGGGATCGACAGCCAGCCCTCGAACCGCTCGTCGCCGGGAGCAGGATTAACGACTACTCCCAGGCAGTATTTCTGGACAATTCGTGCGCTGGGATGTGCCGGGTCGAATAGACCATGGTTAGTCAAGTATGTCTTTCCAGCGCTCACGGCCCAATGGCTTGCGTTTTCCCGGCTTAGGAACTGATCGCGATACCGCCTCGACGCTCGCTCCAAATATCTCTCTCGCCTGTCCACATGCTTCCTTAAAGCTCAGCCCTTCCAATTTCCGGATGATGTCAATTGGATCGCCAGCCATTCCGCAGGCATGACACCTGAATTTGTTCTTGCCGTGGTTTACCGCCGCGCTCGGGTTGCTATCCCTGTGGAATTGCGTGAACGGGCAGCGCATAGATTTCCAGCCGACGCCGCCAGGAATGCTAGTAGCGCCGTAGTGCCTGAGTACCTCTTCAATAGTTAGTTCTTTGGAGGTGTCGGGCATGGCATCGACCAACCGCAAAGGGTAGTGTGGCAATTAGGGCATTCGCGAGCCTTGATATTCTCAGCCTGCCGGTCCTTACGCTTAGGCGTCGGCTTGCCCTTCTTAGGCGTTGTGCTGTTCAAAGTCGCTTACCTCCGTGTCGGTAACCTCGCGTCAGGTTGTACTTCATCTTTTGCCGGTACTCAGCCATAAGATCGATTCCGTGGCGATAGGCAGTGTCCAGCAAACGGATAAGCACGTCGGCCAGCTCAGACCCAACGCCCTCGGGCTTATGGGGGTTGCCAGGACCATAAGTCGGTTCAAACCCCCAATCGCGGAAAGCCTCGAACGCTTCGCTCACCTCGGTATGGAGCAGTGCAACTTCATCGCCAAAGGTTCGCTCATCCTCATACCAGCCATTGATCCTGTTGACATAAGCCACATCCTGCGCCATCAGTTCAAGCATGGTCTGAGGCCAGCGGCTATCCAGGTCTAGGCTCGGCAAATCGTGTTCAGTATTATTAGTCACTTACGCTCATCCTCAGGTTTAACGGCGTTCGTCATCAGACGACGCCTCTGATGCGATATCTTTGATGTCGCTTCCAACAACTTCCGCCCGGATAGGCGGCTGGTATCCAATCTGCGGCCAAAGGGTCTGGTACTGGCCAGCTCGTACAGCCTCAGCAACCATCGCAGCCATAGCTGCGTGTTCTGTTGCCTTGACCCTTGCTTTTTCTCGCACCAAATCCATCTGACGCCTGTGATAAGCCTCTTCCCGGCTTGCCCGGTAGTCCATAAATGCCTGTGTCCGCTTAGCTCGCAACCCGCGAGTCATGAACCAGATAATAAGTCCGAGAACGGTGCTCCCGCCGATAACCGAAGCTACGATAATGGCCAGGGTCATCAGCACGGAGACTACAGACGCAACCGCTGCGCTGCTAAGTACCACAAGAGCTACGATTGCTATTACTATCCACAACATAGGAGAATCAAATCCACCTCCCCCGTGCCTAATACGTATATCAAGTCTTCCCATCGGAATCACTCCTTCGAGAGTCAGTGCGGTAAAATCCCGAGCACTTAAACACGACACCTACCGGGTTGAACACCCGTGTAAGTCGGGTACCGCAGCGCTCACAATCAAATACTTGCTCTCGAAATTCAATCGGAAGGGTAAACTCCTCGCGAGCGCCACAGCGATGACACTTGAATTCATAAGTTGGCATCCTTCGCCCATTCCAGATCATGTCGCTTACTCGCCCAGGCGGGCGGCGTACCCTTGGCCACGACAGTAATGCCCTCGAAGTTAGTCAGCTTCACGTTCTTAATAGCCCTGCCAGCACTGGCCACATGGTCCCGGCCCGGCACGTAGCAGTAAGAAGACTGCTGCCACTCGCAAGTAACGTAAGGCTTTAGGTCATCCTCCCTAGGCTCCCGCCACAACCAGCTAGGGGCTTTACGGCCAACCTCTTTGACAATCGCCTCGTTCACTTCGACGGAGGTAGAGTGCTTCACCGCATAAAGAATTACGTCCCCGACCTCGATTGGCGTACCTCGCCAATCCTTAATTTCGCTCACTAAAACTCCCAACCAAATGCATCATCGTGTGATCAATCGTCATTCATATCAACCTCATTGCTGGCACTCCGCTAAAATGTCGGGACGGACTGCTGTTGCTTACGCACCCACGGGAGCCGCAGCGAGGTAAACCCGCGTGCCTTGGATGCGGCAGCGTAGCCAGGCTCAACAATCCCGCAATCAGCCATAGCATCAAGCAGGTTGAAAAGTTGATCCTTGGCGACGTAGTTGTTCGGGAAGTAAATATGCGAGTGGCCAGGAGTCGATGACGGAATAACCATGACAGGAACATCGCAGTCAAACATCACCATGTGCTTTGGGGTCAGGCCAAAAGCCTTGTCAAAGGATGTAGCTCTCGGCTCGCTAGCAATGATCTCAGCATCGTTAAGACTTGTAGTCTCTTCCAGGTTGGCCATGGGATCTGGCTCCATGCCTTCTTCCCACCCGCCGCTAGCTCCGTCAGTAACCCACTTAAGGACCTTGAAAAGCCGGTGCCGACTAAAAGGAATCATTGGGCTCTCCTAGCTTCATCCAAAGATCGGTGTAAGCCAGCCATGCCGCTGTGGCATACTCGCCCCGGCCGTCGTGAGCATCCGGATTCATAAGCTGAACCTGAGAATCGGGAATCTCAACCTGCTTAACGCCGTGAGGTCCCTTGACCTCTACGACCCAAGTGTCTGTCGTCATCGGGAATTCCAATCTCCGAATCCAATGCTTTCAACGTAAACCGGCCTGCCCAATGGGCTAGGAGGCATCTTTACATCAGCATTCGGGTAAGTCGCGTACCGGCTGAATCTGACTTCGGTCTGCCACGTGGTGTACGCCACAGGCCAGCGACGGACAAACCGCCGCATAAACCAGCGGTCGCGATGGTCCTGCTTAAAGTGCTGCCACCATGAGGCCGGTACATCCAGCTCGGCTGTCTGAGTTTCGCTGACGATATGTTCTGTAAGAACCTCTGAGACAAGACGGACCATCAAGCCCGTAAGCTCATCTTCGATAACGTTATAATTAGCATTCTGGAATACGTAGCGAGAGATGACCCCGTAAGTACCGACCTCTTGACGGTTCAAAACTCGTTGCTTAATTACAGGCCCATCGGGCAAGATGAGGGAGTTAAACATCAGGCTGGCCCCATCCTGTCGAACTGGTAAATGACACAGCCGATCCGTCCCCGTACATCAACAGTCGCCATACCGGAGAATCGGTAATCCGCAACGTCGTAATTGGGCCGCGTGTCCATCGGATTCATAGACTGCTGCAAGCAGTCCCGAATAGTAGGCTCACGGGGGATAGGCACCTGATACGTAGTCAGACCCTCGGGCATGGACTCAATGACCCGGCCGTTAGCCGGTCCGCCCTGTAGATAAGCTCTCACAATTCACGCCCCCCACCTATCAAACCTTCGATGCCGCCTGCGCCCGGATCGGAACACACCGACCCCGAAAACAGCCAGGATCAGGTAAATAAGTACGCTGGGGTACAACGGAGTGAATACAAGCCACCAAGACCAGGTGATTACACCAGCAAGCTTGAGGATGATGAATGCAAGAAGTAGTGCTTCTAGAAAACCCATTTAGTTCTTTACTCCTAGGATTAGCTGGGCAGGTGGATTAAGTAGGTAGTGATAGATACTCAGAAATACCTGAGGATCATCACCCGCGTTTCCGAACCAGGTGTTATGGCGAGAGCAGCAAAGACCTCGGACGCAATAGAGGCACCATTCCTTTTCCGGGTGACCTCTATCGCACTTGTGGTCATGCTCGACCGCCAGGAACTTAGTGCGCCCGTTAGCCCGGCAATTCAGGACTGCGCACGTACCACCTTGCGCCTCGTACAGTTTCCAGTAGTGTTCCCCGGTAAACCCGTTCATTGTTACTCGCCGGTCATGCGCCCGGCGCTTGTTATCATTCTTGCAAGACCGGCAATACTTGCCCTTAGTAGTCCGCAGAGGATTGTCACAGGTTCGCCGGGCGCATTTACGGCCCGCCACTAGTTACTAGGCCCACTCACTGAAATCGCACTTCTTCTTCCAAGACTTACCGAAGCCCACCGGGCACCAGTAGGCAGTCCAGCTTGGCTTGCCACGGGGCGAGTCCTTGCCCTTATAGCCCTCGACCTGAGCGGCTGCGTGGCCGCAGTCACACGTGGGAGCGTTACGGGTGCCGAACGTCCACATCTGGACGCCGCCCTTTGACTGCTTCTCATACTCGCCGGACTCGGGGAAGTCCTTGCCGGGCGTGGTGTCGGCAGACTTGCCCCCAGAACCGCCTGAGGTTCGCCCAGAGCCCTTGGAGCGAGACGAGGCGCTGTCGGCCCACGGGTCATCGTCCGCGTCCGCAGCAGGGCGCTGAGCGCGCCGGGAGGCAGAGCGATCGATCTCGTCATCGCCTTCCCACGGAGCCTGCTCGTCAGCACTCGCAGATGCAGACCCACCACCCGCGCCAGCCGTCCGGTTTGCACTCGCACGAGAAGTAGTAGGGCGTCCAGCATTAGCGCTAGGCCAGTCCTTGCTAAGAATAAATTCAAGAACGTCCGCAGCTTCTCGCGGATCATCAAACGTGAAACTTACATCCATGTTTACTTAAAGATTCCCTTCATTGCCATATCCATCACAACCGGCGAAACCGCGACAAGGATGTCTACGATTACTTCGTTAGCGAGATCCTCTTCATAGAGGTCATCGCTCAAGTCCGACAGGAACGCCGCGACTCGCTTAGACATCTCGCGAGCCTTTG